TGCTCGCCCTGCGCAAAGTGCTGCCGCGCATCAGCAACCCCAGCCTCACCGATGCAGAGGTCGGCAACCTGGACCCAGCAGACCTGATGCAATGCGGGGTCGCCGTGGCCAGTTTTTTGTTGACCAAGAAAATGAAACAGAACTCCCTCGAAGCGTAGAGGACGCCATGGGCGATATCGCCCTGGTGTATCACTGGGGGCCGAGCGAGATGGACCGCCTCGGCCTACCAGAGCTGATGGAATGGCGCACCCGCGCGATAAAGCAATGGAACCAGGTGCATGGCGCAAAATCTGAAACTTGAGGTAGTACTAGGGATGCTGGATCGGGCCACCAAGCCCATCCGCGCCATCACCAAGGGCAGCGTAGGCCTGGGGCGCGAACTCAAAGCAACCCGTGATCAACTCAAGCAGCTGGAGCGTCAACAGTCTGATATCAGCGGCTGGCGAACGCTTAACAACGCCACCAAGCAAACCACCCAGGCCATCAGCGCCAACCGTGACCGCGTGCGCGAGCTGTCGCGCCAAATGGCGCAAACCAGCAACCCCACCAAGGCGCTCACCAACGATTTTAGGCGTGCGGTGCGTGAAGCTCACGCACTCAAGCAAAAGCACCAGGAGCAACAACGTGAGCTGCAAGGTTTGCGCGGTAGGCTCAATAATGCCGGCATCAGCACCCGCAATCTTGGCGAGCATGAGCGCACGCTGCGCCAACGCATCAACAGCACCAACAACCAGCTGCAGGAGCAAGAGCGGCGGCTCAGGGCCGTTACTGCGCAGCAAAAACGCTTAGCCGCGGCTAAACGCCAATACCAGCGCACACAGCAAATGACCGGCGCCATGGCCGGTACCGGTGCCGCAGGCTTGGCCACCGGCAGTGCCATGCTGTACAGCGGTGCGCGCCTGATGGCCCCCGGCATAGAGTTTGATTCCGACATCAGCCGCGTGCAGGCATTGGCCCGGCTTGATCGCAACAGCCCAGAGCTGGCCGCGCTGCGCGCACAAGCTCGCGAATTAGGCGCCGCTACCCAGTTCAGCGCCAACGAGGCCGCGCAGGGCCAGGGCTTCCTGGCTATGGCTGGTTTCACGCCTGATGCCATCAAAGCAGCCATGCCCGCTATGCTCGATGTCGCCAAGGCCGGCGCCATGGATCTGGCCTCTACCGCTGACGTTGCATCCAACATTCTCACCGGTTTCAACCTGCAGGCCCGCGACATGGTGCGCGTAGGCGACGTGCTCACCGGCGCTTTCACCCGCTCCAACACGTCGCTGGAAATGCTCGGCGAAACCATGAAGTACGCAGCCCCCAACGCTGCAGCCTACGGCCAAGACATAGAGATCATGGCCGCAGCGGCGGGCAAGCTCGGTGATGCAGGCATACAAGGTGGCATGGCCGGTACCGCGCTGCGCGCCATTCTCAGTAGGCTTGCGGCACCCCCAAAGAAAGCTGCAGACGCCATCGCCCAGCTCGGCATAGAAGTAGCCGATGCCGCAGGCAACATGCGCCCCCTGCCCGACCTGCTCAAAGAGATTCACGACCGCACCCAGGCCTTGGGCGACACCGAGCGCGGCGGGCTGCTCAAAGCCATCGCCGGTGAAGAGGCAGGCAGTGCTCTCACCGTGCTTACGCAACAAGCTGGCAGCGGTGGCTTGCAAACTCTTATCGAGCAGCTGCGCACCGCCCAGGGCGAAGCAGCCAGAACCGCCCAGGTAATGGGTGACAACCTCGGCGGTGATGTTGCGGCCCTAAAAAGCGTTTGGGCCGATCTCGGCATCCAAATGCAAGACACCGCCAACGGCGATATGCGCGGCATGATCCAGTCCCTGGCCCAGATGGTGCGCGGCGTTAAAGAATGGATGGTCAACAACCCCGAGCTCACCCGCGCGCTGATCAAAATTGCCATTGGCTTGGGCATACTGATCACCCTGTTCGGCGCGCTCACCATTGCCCTGGCATCCATCCTTGGCCCCTTTGCCATGATCCGGCTGGGCGTCGCCATGTTCGGCATCAAAGCACTGGCGCTGATGCCCATACTCAAGGGCGTCGGTACCGCCTTTTTATGGTTGGGCCGGTTGCTGCTGCTCAATCCCATCGGGCTAGCCATTACCCTGCTCGTCACCGCCGGCTGGCTGCTCTACAAGAACTGGGATGGCATAGTGGGCGGCTTAAAAGCCCTTTGGGATAATCTGGCCGGCGCTGCCAAATCAGTGTGGCGCGAAGTCACCAGCGCCTTTGATGGCGGCATCCTCGGCGTGGGCAAACTGATCGTTAACTGGTCCCCGCTGGGCCTGTTTTACAAAGCCTTCGCCGCTGTTATGAGCTGGTTTGGTGTAGACCTGCCAAGTAAATTTACTGACTTTGGATCCATGCTCATGCAGGGCTTGGTCAACGGCATAAAAAATAGTCTGGGCGCGGTAAAAGGTGCCATTACCGGTGCAGGCAATGCCACCGTTAGCTGGTTCAAAGAAAAGCTCGGTATCCGCTCACCCAGCCGCGTGTTCGCAGAGCTAGGCGGTTACACCATGCAAGGGCTTGCCCTGGGCATTCAGCAGCACCAACGCGAGCCCCTGCGTGCGGTGGCCAGCGTCAGCGAGCGCATGACCAACGCCACCAGCGGTATCAGCTTTGATGGCCGCCGACCGCTAGCAGCCCGCAGCGCCGCAACAAGCAGCCCCGCCGGTGCTCGCTATGAAATCAACATTCACCCTGCCCCGGGTATGGATCCGCACGCTATCGCTCGCGCCGTAGCCGCCGAACTCGACCGGCGCGAGCGTGAGAGCGCCGCCGGCGCACGTGGCGCCCTGTATGACCAGGAGTAACCCAAGATGATGATGGCCCTGGGGCTGTATGTATTCAGCCTGAGCACCGCCGCCTACCAACAGCTGCAGCGCCAAACCAGCTGGCGGCACCCTAGTAGTTCGCGCGTTGGCGCATTGCCCGCACGCCAATTTGTGGGCAAAGGCGAAGACACCATCACCCTCAGCGGCCTCATCATGCCGGAGCTCACTGGCGAGCGCGTGTCGCTTGAGGCCCTGCGCCTAATGGCAGACACCGGCAAAGCATGGCCCTTGGTAGAGGGCACCGGGCGCATCTACGGGCTGTGGATCATCGAGAGCATCAGCGAAACCGACACGCTGTTTTTTAGAGATGGGGCCCCACGCCGAATTGAGTTCAACCTCACCCTGCAGCGCGTAGACGACAGCCAAATCGAGCTGCTTGGCGACATCCTCAGCACCATCGGCGACATATTGCGATGATCACCCGCCACCCTACCCCCGCGTATCGTCTAGTGGTGAACGGGCAAGACATCACACCCAAAATCAACAACCGGCTGATTAGCCTGGCCCTGACCGACAACCGAGGGCTAGAGGCAGACCAACTCAGCATCAGCCTCACCGATCACGACGGCCTGCTCAGCATTCCCCCACGCGGCGCCGAGGTGCAGCTCTGGCTCGGCTGGACCGATACCGGGCTGGTGTACAAAGGCAGCTATACCGTGGATGAAACCGAGCACAGCGGCGCGCCCGACGTGCTCAGCATCCGCGCTCGCAGTGCCGATCTGCTCGCCGGCCTCACCCGCAAGCGCGAGCGCAGCTGGCACAGCATCACCCTGGCAGACATCATCACCACCATCGCCAAAGCCTACAGCCTCAAACCGGTGATTGACCTGGTGCTAGGTGCTACCCCGGTACCGCACCTAGACCAAGCCGACGAATCAGACGCCAACCTGCTCACCCGCCTTGCGCAAGATCATGACGCGATAACGACCGTCAAAGCCGGCCACCTGCTGCTGATGCCCGTGGGGGCCAGCAAAACCGCCAGTGGCGTCAACCTGCCCCACATCCATTACACCCGCGCAGATGGCGACAGCCACCGCTTTCTGCAGGCAGACCGCGACGCCTACACCGGCGTGCGCGCCCACTACTACAACCCCAACAGCGCAGAACGGTTGGAAGCCCTGATCGGCACAGACGACAACGTCAAAACCCTGCGCCACGTGTACGCAGACCAAGCCAGCGCCCTACAAGCCGTGCGCAGCGAATGGCAGCGCCTGCAGCGTGGTGTAGCCACACTCAGCTACACCCTCGCCCGTGGCCGCGCCGATCTAATCCCGGAAATGACCTATAGCCTCAGCGGCATTAAACAGCCAATCACAGACGTGGTGTGGCTCTGCAGCCGCGTGATGCACAACCTGAATGACAGCGGCTACACGGTCGCCCTGGAGCTGGAAAACCAGCTTGCCGAGGATGACGATTTAGCAGCGTTGGTAGAAACCGAGTACACCGGCGTAATGACCTGGTACCGGGATAAAGACGGCACTCAGAAGAAGATTACCGAGGGGGATCAAGCGAGCCCGCTGCGGCTGACTCACTTGTATGCGAGCAAGGCCAGTGCGGAGCGGGCTGTGAAGCGGGAGCTTGCGAGACTGGGCAACTTAAATCAGCAGTGATAGAGAAATAAAGCATCATTACTTTTCATCATCTGATTTTCGGTTGCCATCAGAATCAACTTTTGATGTATGGCGGTTGTAAGTTTCACTTAAGAATCCGTCGGTGAGTGACTTGTTAGCTTTCGCCGCTTTAATAATGGCTGATTTTGTAACCCTGTTCATCCTCTTTCCTTCTTTAGAGTTTATATCTTTTGCAGCTTCTTCGAACGCTTTATTTCTGTCTGCTTCAGACATTGTTGCATTATGGTGAGCCGAGTTCAGCTCGTTGTATTCGTTTATTAATTCGCGGAAGGCATCGTGCACTTCATCAAGTTCTTGAATGGATTTTTGCTTTTCAGTATAGGCTGCATGGAGTTTTTCCTTAAGATCCTGCGCAAGCGCTTAACTATCATTCCATGCAAGTTCTTTTTCATGAATTACTGCTTCGAATTTTTCAATCTCCCCCGCGAGCACCTGATTACGTCTTTCTTTTTTCTCTACTTCAATTTCCAATTCGTTCACCGCATTTTCCGCGTCCCGGCGAATCGTCCGAGCCTCTTCTCGGGTTAGAGGTAGCTTGTCTTCATGCTCCACAAGGTTTTTCTTTTCAAACCTTGCCTGCCAACGCCAATACATCATCAAATATCGATTCGCAACTGGATAAATAGCAACAAATAAGCACGCCAATAAAGCAGGATAAATTATACCTAATGTATAACCGTTACTAAAAAACGAGAGGGTCGCGAAATGCGCGTCTATTTTGCTTAGTTTCAATTCCACGCTATTTTTTGAAAGAATATATAAAATGACTTCGTGATTAAGGATTGACCAAGAAATGGCGAAAGGTAAGAAAATTGGATGACTTACACGCTCAGTTATTTGTGCACGAACCGAGTTGAATACTTCCTTCATAAGGAGAGACTCTCTTTTTATTGTTAGTCAAATTTAATTGAAAATCGCAGCCTGCCAGTGCTCCTCACCCACAATCGCAATCGGCACGCCAGCCTCCCGCAGCTCAACCGCTTTCATGATTTTCAGACCGTAGCTGCTGTGCCGCCATTGCTCGTTACCAACGCTGCCAATCACCAGGTAATGCACCTTCTTGCTAACGTTCTTTGCGATCTCGCCGCCACGGTCCAGCACAATCTGCTGGCACTCTTTGCGAGGGCCAAACGCCATCACGCCGGTGAAGACAAACGACCGTGCGGCGCAGATCAGCTCAGGCGCTGGCATGCACAAGGGCAGGTCATTAGGTGCGGTAAAGGTGTGCTCGGTTGGCAGCGGCTTGGCGATGCTCAGCCCGGCAAAGCTGTGGAGCATACCTAACAGCTCGCTGGCCTCGTCGCTATCAAACACGCCATCAGCCAGCATCAGGTTTAAGCGCCTGTAAAGCAGGTTCACTACCGGGTCATCCAGGTGAGCCAAGTTTGCTTCAAGCCAGCTGTGCAGGAACTTGGCTTCGGCATGGTTCACCGTGCCGTCGGCAACAATACCGGCCGCAAGTCCCACTAGTGCATCAGCCGATCTGCGGTCCATGCGGGTCTGGTTAAAGAACCGGCTTTGGGTGAACTCGTTGTGTAGATCTGACATATCCATCTCCTTGGACACATTTTTATTTTTTCTAGGAGCAACTAGCAGCCGCCATCACTTATAACTCTTGTTCCCGCCCGAGGTAAGGCAGTACCGCCCGCCCCGTGGCCCGGTGCAAAGCTGGTTACCGCTGCAGGGGCATCCCGAACTAGTCGTCGGCTGGAGAGCGGAGCTACTGCCGCCCCCAAACACGGATTGGCAATTACGCTTCGAGCCGCTAGCCGTGCCATCGTTGCAAACGAACGTGGATCCTTCGCAATGCGAGATCCCGCCCTTACCGCCAGAGCACGGCGTGTTAGCAGCGTTCACGTGGCCAGCCAAGCTGCCCAGCAGCAAAACGAACAGAAATAGCCGCATGGCTTCAGCTCCCCGTCTTAATCCAGCCCATCAGCGCCATTAACATCACACTGGTGGTTGAGACCTTCTGATCGGCCAGCACGAACTGGTTCTGCTCAGTTTCTGATTCGGGTGTAAAGGTGCCATCTAATTGCACTACCAGCTCGGCAGCCAACGGCTTTAAATCATCCACGTTGTGAATGCTTGAGGCGATTTCAGGGCTTAGTACACCACCGTTGTTGAGTCTGGCTATCAGATCCGCAGCAGTGGCCAGCTTGTCGGCGTCGTCACCGTGATGCCAATCCAGGCCGCTAGCCTGGTGCAGCGTGCCGCCCTCGTACCATTGTTTGGCAGCTGGCTGTTGAGCTGCGCTGTTCGCCTGGCTTTTAGTCGCAGCTGTCGGCTCTTCACCCCCGCCGCAAGCAACCACACCAAGAGCAGTCACAATGCCTAGTATCACTAGCGCACCCAGCTTGTGCACAAAGCTCACGCCCGGTGAGCTAGCGCCGCAGCCGGGGCATGTAGTGGCGCTGCTCGATACATCCTGTTTGCATTCTTTGCACTTAACTAACGCCATCATTGGCTCCTTTGTTCCAAAGACACCGCCTTCAGGCAGTGCCCTGGTCTACTGCGCTAAGCTGGTAAGCCCAGCAACGCATTCACAACCCGCTGCACATCCTTTTGCGCCTGCTCATCCAGCCGGCGAAAGCCATCCAATAGCGCTATTTCCCGTGCGCTCAGCGGCAGAGGTAAGGGCTTTTGCGGGTTTTCCTGATACTCCATGCTGTAACTCCTGTCAGTCAGAGCGCCCGGCACCACCTTGGTCCCGACTACACGCCCTAATAGAAAGTGTTAAAGCAAAGTCCCGTATTCAGCGATGGCTATTTAATATCATACCGCTCAGCTGTTTCAGCCAACGCGCTCACCAGTCGCTGAGCAGATCCCTGATCCTCCCTGCGCATCTTGCGATAGTCGTTAACCAGCTGCGCTTCATGCTCACTTAACGTGGTTTCTGGCGTCGGGGTGTAGATCCCGCTCACCACATACAGCACGTCGACGCCAAGGCCTCTAGCGATCTCTAAAACCGACGCGCCGATATCGCCGGTACCACCCTCATAACCAGCCAATGTGCGCTTGGCGATGCCCAGTTTTTCAGCAAATTCGCCCTGCGTAAGGCCCACCCGCTGCCGCTCTAGTTGCAGCCGGGCGCCTATAAGCGCTCTCGAATGATGCAATTATTTTTATCCTTTCTATTGACTAGTGCAGATTCGTGCATCATTCTTGCGTTGTCATCACATGAAAACGCACGAAATTACACTATGCCTAACGCCTACCCTACAGAGCAAGCCCGTAAAGCAGCCCGCGAATGGTTGATCGCCCAAGGTCTTTCATCCAAAGAGTGGGCCAGGCTGAACGACCTCAACGCATCCACCGTGTATGCGGTTCTCAATGGCCAGCAAAAGTGCCTGCGTGGTGATGCTCATCGCGCTGCCGTGTTGCTGGGTATCAAGCCCGCCGTAGTTGCACCCTATCCCGCCGCCATGGCGCAGGGGTAACAGAACATGACACGTGAAATTCTTGAAACTCGCCGCCAGGTCATCAGCGCCATCATCCGGGCTTACCCCGGTGGCCGTGAGGGTGCAGCGGGTTTGCTGGGGCTGTCGCTCAAGCAGTTTGATAACCACGCCTACGAGAACAACGGGCACCGCCCGTTGGATGATTCGCAGATCACCGCGCTGGAAGCCGTGACCAATACCACCTTATTGGCAGACTACATCTGCCAGCAGTTTGGTGGCTTCTTTGTGCCCATGCCGGCTACCGAGCTGCTCGATAACATTGAGCTGCACCAGCGCGGCTTACGCACATCAACCCAGAACGGCTTGGTAGATCAGTACATTGCCCAGGCACTGGACGATGGCGAAATCACCAGCAGCGAAAAGCGCGAGATCCTCGCCCTGCACGCCAAGCATCTTTCTGAACGCCACGGTCAGGTACTGGCCACCATCACCCTGCATACACGGGAGAAGCCATGACCGCCCCCAATCACGGCGGCTATCGCTGCCTTTGCCCAGCTTGTGGTGGGCCTATGTTCATCCGCAAGAGCGAGAAGGTTACGGCCACATTCCAAACCATGTACGCCCGATGCAACAACCTGGTGTGTAACGCCAGCTACGTGGGCTCGCTCACGTGGGACTACACCTTGTCCCCCTCTGGCTTGCCACAGCCGCAGATCACCCTGCCGCTCTCACCCACCAAGCAGCGGTTACAAGCCATGCAGGATATGGCGCCCAGCGCCAACACAGACCAACTCACATTTCTTGAGCAGCTCGACCAGGAGGCCAACGCATGAACGCCATACCGCAGGATTACCAGGACGACATGCAGAGCGCAGCGCTGGCCTACATGCAGCGCCACCAGGCAGAGCACTTGGGGTCGAGTCAGGCACTGATTAACCGCGCAGCTGACCACCTTGAATGTGCGCTCGGCGTTGGCCGCCCACTAGCTGAAAAGCTGGTGCTGCGCGCCTATGGCGAATTGCACAGTGCAGAGCAGCCCTACCGCGTCGATCTCGAAAGCACCAGCCCGCACACAGTTGCGCTGGTAGACACCCGCACGGGTTTAACCCACGCCGTGCCGGCAGAGCTGATTGCCCGTTACCTGATTGCCACACCCCGGCGAAAACGGCTAACCGCCGTCAACTGACCCCCAAACAACCCAGCCCTTGCCCGCTTTGCGTGGGTAGGGGGGAGCTGCACCCAGAGCACGGTGAACCACATGCAAAACCAGACGCACCAAGCCACACCCAAACCTCAGCCGCGTTGCTGTGGCATCACCCTCAGCGAGCACCTGAGCACCCTGCCCGCTTTACAGCACGCCGCTGGTAAGCACCCCATGCTGCAGGACTGGCTGCAGCACATGCTGACCGAAGCCGCAAAGCAGGATCGCACCAAGCTCTATTGGTATGCCTCGCGCGCCGACGGTTATCTGCTGGGTGTAGGTGCCGGTGGCAACATGCGCGTAACCAGCGAGATGCTTGAGCTGGGCCAACTATGCCGCCGCCTGAAAGCGGAGCCAGCACAGTGAGAGAGATGCCAACCCCGCTCTACTCCGATGTGCTCCAGCGCCTGGAAAACGACTACAAGCTCGTACCCATCAAGGGCACTGACTGGCTGCGCAAAGGCGTGTGCCCAAAATGTAGCGGTGGCAAAGCCCGTGAGGCCTCGCTTTACGCTCACACGCATTACCCCTGGGTGATCACCTGCGGTCGTGGCAAGTGCGGCGAGCGCCTGCACATCAAAGAGCTATACAAAGACCTGTTTGAAGACGTTAGCAGCCGCCACCCCGCTACAGCTGACAACCCCGCCGCCAGCGCCGATGCCTACCTCAGTTATAACCGAGGCTTCGATCCGCACCTGGTGCGCGGCTGGTACACCCAAGAAAGTTACTTTGATCGTCAGCTCAACGAGGGCAGCGCGACGGTGCGCTTCACCCTGCCTGATGGCGGCTACTGGGAACGCCTGATCGACAAGGCCAGCCGCTTTGGGGGCATGAAAGCGCGGTTCAAGCCGGGCTGGAGCTACAAGGGCAAATGCTGGGTACCGCCCTGTGTGGATTTACTCGAGGTAAAAGAACTGTGGATTGTTGAGGGCATCTTCGACGCCATCGCCCTGCTGCACCACGGCATTGCGGCTGTCTCGATGATGAGCTCGGCCCCCTTCCCTGACAAGTTTCTGCAGGAGCTGGCCACACTACGTGAGGCCAAAGGTCTCAAACTGCCCAAACTGGTATGGGCGCTGGATAACGAGCCATCAGCACACGCCGGCATCCGCAAATACGCACCCCGCGCAGAAGAGCTGGGCTATCGCAACAGCGCCGCCCAGATCCCGCAACGCGGTGGCCGAAAGCTGGATTGGAACGAGCTGCACCAGCTGCGCTGGGCCACCATCGATGACGACGCCAAGCCCAAAGAGAAAATTGAAAAGGATCTGCGCGAAGCCCGCCACCACGGCGATCTGCTGCTGGCCGAGAGTGCCAGCGATTACGGCATGCTCATGTACAGCTGGAAGGAGCGCCAAGAGTTTCCGTTCGTATACGAGCACTGTCTGTATTGGTTCAAGCTCGATCTGAAC